GATGGTGATTTCTTAAGAAAAGAAAAATTCAATGGTAATAGTTTAGGTGTTTACAAAATACAGCGTCCTGTATTCGACAGCGCATATATCTGGGTAGAATACAACGGTGCTAGTTTAATTGCTGATATAGATTATACCATAGGCACTGATGGGACTACAATTACAATCAGACCAAGTTTCTATACAGGCCCTTCCGATACTATTGTTATCATGAGCATGAGCCAGGATGCCTATGTTGGTAGTCTGAGCTATAGAATGTTTACAGATATCCTAGGCAGAACTAGCGTTAAACGCATTGGCGATGGCGCAACAACTACATTAACTAATCCATTATTGATAACAGATACAAGTATTTTAGTCGAAGATGGATCAGTGTTGAGCCATCCAAATCCACAGAAAGGATTGCCGGGGATCATATACGTTGCAGGCGAGCGCATTGAATATTTTGCCAAATATGGAAATGTATTAAGTCAAATCACCAGAGCTACACTAGGCACTGGCGCACGTTCTGCATATTCTGCAGGCACTAAAGTTATTGACCAAGGAGTTGGCGCAAATGTACCTGTATTAGATCAGACTATAACTCAAACATATATTCCTGCGTTTACTGACGTAACAAGCATCATTAGCGATGGATCATATATAACGTATTACTATTCTGCAACACCGTCTCAGACATTTGTAGCAGGCGATCAAATTACTGTGTCTGGAATACAACCAAATGCATTCAATGGAATTTATACTGTAACTTCTACAGGAACAAATTTTGTTGTTGTAAATGGCACAGCAACTAGCAATGTTACTACTGTAACTAATGGTGCTATTTGTCTAAACGATATAGCATTGACTATCGATAACTTGTCATTTGAGCAAAACATCAAATTTACTGCCCTGGCGAATCCGTGGGATCAGGTTGATGTGTTTTACGGCGGCAAGAAATTGTTAAAACCAACTACAAATACAGTTGTAACTTATAATCCAGTTGCATACGATTCTAATCAAACAGATAGTAATGGAAATACCAGTAATATGACAGTTTCTCCGGAATTTACTATAACAAATAGTTTAACAAGTCCGGTAGTACAGTTAAATATTGAAGTGACTCCAGGCCAGACAGTAGTTGTAAGACAGCGTGTAGGTCAGAGTATGTTTAAACTCTCGAGCTATGCAGATCCTGCTCAAGCAAGTGAAACAGTATTGAGACCAGGACAAGAATTTACAGATACTGTAAAAGGATTCTTATTGCAAGATACATCACAATTACCAGACGACACATATTATGGTGGAGATCCAGTAATTATCCTAGAAACAGAATTTATATTACAAGATGAAGACGGAACCCCAATTGAAGGTGAATAAAAAATGACAAAAATAACACAACTGCCCCTAGTTACCGCTCCACTAAGTCCGCAATCAGCGTTCCTGATTGTTGACGGAGGAGTTAGCAAAAGATTAACATACAGTTATCTTAGCCAGAATCTAACAGGTCCACAAGGTGCTACAGGATCCGAAGGCCCACAAGGAGCCACTGGTCCGCAAGGCCCTGCAGGCCCACAGGGTCCCCAAGGCGCTAAAGGAGATCCAGGTGCATCTTTTGTTCTAACTACAGCAACTGGTGCACGACTTGGTGGTGTTAAGATTGGTCAAAATATTAATATAACAGCTGATGGAACCATCAGCGCACAAAATAGTTTTGTATTGTCAACAGCAACAACTTCAACTCTGGGCGGTATACAAGTAGGATCGGGATTATCAATCAGTGCCGCAGGTACATTAACTGCTCTAGCGCAAGTATTAGGTACAGCAACATCTGTGACATTGGGCGGTGTAAAAGTTGGAAACGGTTTGAGTTCGGTGGGAGATGGAACCTTAAGTGTGCAGGGAGCTCCGGTAGTCAGTATTAATACAGCGTCAGTAGTATTGAATGGAGATTCTAGTAACGGAACTAGCGGGGTAGCACAAACAGGATTATGGAAATTTACAGAAGGTTACATGCCTTTGCCACCCGGAATAAGTACTCCTGCTGGTTTGTTAGGAACAACACTTTCATTTACAGGTCCATTTACATATGATTCGAGTGTCGGGCCTTACTCTGCAACTATTACTGCGGCTGTAACAGCACCAAACTCTAGTCCTTATCCAGGACAAGCATATATAACATGGTCACCTGCTGTTAGTGCAGTTTACAATAATACAGTACAAGGTCAATCGAATAATCATCAATTTATCGTTAACAATGTACACAGTCAAGCATACGTAGTCGATGGTATTAATAATGAAACTATATATGTAGTTAGAGGAAACACATACACCTTTAACGTTAATGCAACTGGGCATCCTCTTTGGATTAAAACTGTTGCAGGCAACGGACTTGCTAATCTTTACAATACGGGTGTAACAAATGCTGGTACTGATACCGGCGTTATTACTTGGGTAGTTGATAGTTCGGCACCTGATACACTATACTATAATTGCCAGTTCCATCCTGCGATGCAAGGAACTATTAATGTTGTAAATCCTGGAGCACCTGCAGATACTACTTACAATTCTGTAACAGTAACATATCAAACAAAATCTCCATGGTCGTTTAATTATTCTCAATCACAATATACAACAGTTACAAATCAGTTAACAGTAACTGGAGAAGCCGTATTCGGCGGACAGATGATTGCGGCATCGACTAATAATATTATACCTTTTTACTATCCAAACCAAACATTCTTTCCAGTTGCCGCAAACTATGCAGGCTCACTTGCTCAAAGTAATGCAGATGGAAGACTATTCCAGTCATGGAACGGTTCCTGGGTACCAATTGCTAACTTAGCAGACGTTACCTTAACTGCTAGTACAGCAACATATACAAGTGTTGGTGGTGTTAAAATTGGTACTGGTATTGGAATAGCGCCAGACGGCACTATCAGCGTTACAACAGCATCTTTTGCTTTACAAACAGCTACAACTGTTTTATTAGGCGGTGTTATCGTCGATGGTACTACTATTAAAATTAACGGTCAAGGAAAAATTAGTGCAACTGGTCTGCAACTAACTAATTTAAGTGTAACAACAACTGCACCAAGTAACACTCCTGCTTTAACATATAACAACGTAACCGGAGTATTTTCTTATACTCCTCCGCTACTATCGCAATTTTTAACAGGAATTACTGGCAATCAAGTTACTACTGCATTAGGTTATACTCCTTTGCAATCTTCTAGTTTAAGTGCAGTGACAGCCGCAAGTAGTGGAACAGGAACTCTAACATATTCCAACGGAGTATATACATTATATCCTCCTACCCCATACACATTGAACACAGCCAGTTCCTCGGTTGTGGGTGGTGTTAAAGTAGATGGAGTAACTGTAGCAATTGAAGGAGATGGTACTATTCTTGCGACCTATGCTAACTTACCACAAGCATCTGCAAGCCAGTACGGTACAGTTAAGATAGATAATAGTACCATTACAATCAGTAACGGTGCGATTAAAGCAAACTATACAGCATATACATTGCCGACTGCTAGTACTAGCGTATTAGGCGGTGTCAAAGTCGACGGAACAAGTATCACAGTCAATGCGGGCGGTACTATTAGCTCTAACGTTGTTCTAACAACAGCTACGAGTTCTGTGCTAGGTGGAGTTATTATTCCAGCAGTTGGCACAAGCGGTATTGTTAATGCGTCTGGAACGATTAGCATTTCTACAGCAAGTATGACACAGCTAGGTGGTGTCAAAGTTGATGGATCTTCGATAGTTGTTAGCGGTGCTGGAGTTATAGCTACTACTAACATTGCGGCTACAATGACCCTACAACCAGGTGCCCAGCCTTCTAGCCCAGTTAATGGCATGCTAGCCGTATCAAACGGAACTAGTTGGAACCCTCAAACAGACGGTGTACAGCACTTACAGATTTTCCTAAACGGTGCGTGGGTTAAAGTAGCATAACCACATACTTTTAAAAGCGAATAAATAACATGATAGAAGAAAACAAAGACCCTAAAATGACTGAAAATCAAACAATCCAAGAAGAAAAAAAGCCCGACGAAACTAGTGGTATCTATTTGCGCGGTCATATTAAGATATTCGACCCCGAAACTAAAGAAGTTTTTATCGATAAGCCAAATGCTATCCACTACGAAAACTTTAGTCTAGCACTTGCGCAAGCAGTTAGTAATCAAGGACAGGGCTGGATCGCTGAAATGTGCTTTGGAAATGGCGGAACACGTGTCGATCCTACTGGTATTATTACGTATTTGACTCCTAATACCGTTGGTGTTGCGGCAAACTTGTACAATCAAACCTATATTAAAGTTGTTGATTCAAGTAACCCGTTGGATTTAGATCCCACACGTAACTTTATGGATGTGCGTCATATTACAGGTACAGCATATACAGACATCTTAGTAAGTTGTTTATTAGATTTTGGTGAACCAAGCGGTCAGCAAGCATTTGATACAGCTACACAATTAAACAGTAACTATGTATTTGATGAATTAGGTCTAAGAGCATACGGTCCCAACGGTCCCGGAACAGGTAACTTGTTAACTCATGTAATATTCCACCCAGTTCAAAAGAGCTTGAACCGTATGCTTCAAATTGACTATACAGTTAGAGTCCAGGCTTTGACTAGCATAACAGGATAACGCAATGGCGAATTATAACGTTTATTATTCTGATCCAGGTAAAACCACACCTATAGTTGTAGTTGATGGAACTCTAAACACCTCTGACACTAGCATCAAACTAGTAGGTCAAAACTATCCAGGTTATGGCCCTGCTTTATCAGAAGATCTAGTTCATATACTTGAAAATTTTGCAAGTTCTAGTCCACCTAACAATCCAATCGAAGGGCAACTATGGTTTAACACCAGCGATCCTTTGAACAAAAAACTGTTTGTTAATGATGGAACAGCTTATCAATCATCTTGGTCACCTGTAAATGGAGTACACCAGGAGCCATCTGCACCAACCAATGCTAACATTGGAGATATTTGGGTAGATACTACTCAACAACAATTAAACATTTGGAATGGTAGTGGTTGGATATTAGTCGGTCCTGCATATTCTGGCACTAGCAAAACAGGTCCTTATGCAACAGCAGTTACAGATGTAACTGGTGTTTCAAATAATATTATTATCAATTATGTAAATGGTAATGCTATAGAGATTATTTCCCCTACTGCATTTACTCCTTTACAGTCTATTGACGGTTTCCCACAAATTAAATCGGGTATAAACGTAACAACCAAAAACTTTGGTACAACACAAAGCCCTATACTTGCGTCAGTTAACGGAACAGCTAATTCTGCAAAGGCATTATTACAAAGTTCTTCAACAGCTCCTGTAATAGCAGATAACTTTGCTAGATTAGATATAGCACAAACATTCGCTAGCGTTGTTACATTCGGTGATAACAACGACAGAGGTATCTTAATAGGAAGCACTCCTACGTTTGCGATACAAAGACAGAATCAGTATGATGCAACATTTCTAAATACATTTGGTTCATCTAATACATCAGGTGGCCGATTTGTCTTTAAGGCAATAAAAAATAATATAACAGCACAACTGCTCACAGTTGATGGTAACAGCAATCAAGTTTATGTTGGATATCCAGGAATAACAAATGCTGATCTAACAGTTGAGGGTGGCATAACTGCCAGTACCAAAGGTACATTTGATCAACTTGTAGTAAATTCGTCTACAAGCAGTAACGTCTCAACGATAACAAACGCATTATATGTAAATGGTGGCGCAGGAATAGGCGGCGACTTGTTGGTTACAGGTGAGCATATTCTTAAGAAAGCACTTATAGTTGGTGCTAACCCTATTACTGCTCCTGCAAATCCTCAAATATCATTGATTGTTCCTAGTCAAACTAACATATATAATATCGGTGATACTAATCTAGCATTTAGAAATATATATGCTTCGACATTTACGGGGCCAGGCGGTACTGCAACATTTGCCGGAAATGCAACTACAGCCGCGGCACTATCATCGCCTCAGCAGTTTACTATACAAGGCGGCATGGAAGCGTTTAGTGCTCAAACTAATGCACAAACATCGATCCCATTTAATGGATCTTCTCCGGTTACATTCCAAACACGTGCCACACCTGATCTAATTTATCTAGCCAAAGGCGGAACAACAGCAACTACTAGAGTATCAGATCAGATAATGATCTATAGACAAGCACAAGATCAACAAGGAAATAATATTCCAGATACTGGTGCTAGTGGAAACGGAACAGTTTATAGACAACAGAAATCAGATTTCTTACAAGATTTATATTTTGGATTGATACAAACAGGTTGTGTAATTCCTTTTGCAGGTCCAAGCAACAAGCTACCTAGTTTTGCAAACAACACCAATTATCCATCGTTAGACGATCCTACAAGACCAGCATGGTTATTGTGTGATGGTACAGCCTACGATGGTTCATTACCAACTAGCCCATACTATAATCTATATCAAGTTATAGGAATTATCTATGGCGGGACAGGACCTGGAAACTTTAAGGTTCCTGATTTAAGAAATCAAGGTTTAGCAAGCAACCAGGGTACTGGTCCTTATCTAAACTACTTAATAAAGACTTAAGACTATGGCATATACGATTAATAAAACAAACGGTGATATTTTAGCGACTGTACCTGATCAAACAATCAATCAGGTTAGCACTAGTCTTACCTTAATAGGCAAAAATTTTAATGCCTATGGAACATACTACAACGACAACTTAGTAGCTTTATTAGAAAACTTTGCTAACACCAGTCCTCCAAGATCACCGATGGTTGGTCAAATTTGGTTTAATACCAATGCTGGAAGATTATATGTGTTTAATGAAGCATATCAACCTCGCCCAGTCGGTGGTCCAATTATTAGTAACCTACAGCCAGTAGGACCTGTAGCAGGTGATCTATGGATCGATACTACTAACGGACAATTAAAATACTATGATGGTATTTCAGGCAACTATGCGCAAACAGGTAAGATATATTCAGATGTAACAGGAAAAGCAGGATTTGTTGTTGAGACAGTACAAGATAGTACATTAGCATTCCGAACAGTTTCTAATCTATACAACAACGGTGTATTGATCGGTATATTAACTGACTCTGCATTTACTCTTGCTAACCCATTAGGTGGTTTAACAAATCTAGTCCAAGGGTTAAATCTTATAACTACAGCAGAAATGCAAGGTACTGCTAGTAATGCAGGCGGTGTAGCTGGAGTTAGTTCTAGCAAAATTACAGCTTTCTTTAATACTGCTACCGCAGTTATCACAGGTACACTAGTAACAGTTGGCGGTATTAACGCAGTTGATGGTGGCATACAGATTTATAATGATAATATTACTGATAATACAATATCAAGTAGCACACTAGAACAAGATTTAACATTTCAAGCCGCTAGTGTGAATCAAGGTGGTAATATAACAGCGATTAGAATTAAACCTACTACTAAACAAATTGGTATATGGACAGATGCTCCAGGAAAAAATGGATCTAACGTCTATTATAATTTAGATATTGCAGGTAATGTTCGCATACAGGGCAACCTAGATATTATCAACAATGCTACAGAAACACAAATAAAAAATCTACAGGTACAGAATAAGATTATTGAGTTAGCATATCCTAGTATACCGGATGTTAACTTAGATGACGCTGGTATTGTATTACACGGAACAGTTGATCATACTATCTATTATAGGTCAGCAAATTCTTGGTGGGAATTCAATAACGGTATAAATGTGCTTTCTCCTAATACATTAAACGTTGCAGGCAATCCTATTATTGGATACGGAACTAGTGGATTGAATTTGACCAACGTTGTTGGAGCACCGAATCTAACAACCATTGGAACACTTACAAATATTCAAGTTGGTAATGTATCAGTTTCGACATCGACTATTAACACTACAGATGCAACTAGTGATCTAATTTTGCAAAACGCTAGTCTTGGAAATATTAATATTAGCGGCAAGAAAATTGTCAACGCTAAACCAACATTAATCTCAGATAGTACAAGCACTCTTGCTACAAAGGGCTATGTTGACAGCGTTCAACAGATTGCGGCCAGTAAGAAATATGTGTTTACAGTTGACATCACCGGTAAAGCTAACGTTGATTCCTTCGTCATAAACAACTTTTTAAATATTATGTTACCACCGGTTGATCCTAGCAGTTCATTATATAATATTCCAGACCAAGCAGAAGCACGTGTTAATACTTTGAATTATATTTTACCTAGTTTATTAACTAACGTAACATTTGCAGGACAGTATGTTTCTGTCGATAAAGGCGGAATACAAAATAGCCAAGCAGTACTATATGGAACTCCTGGTATTACTGTAAGCACACAACCAGGACAACAACCAGTTTGTGTCCAACACATTTATAGATACTATGTATCGGGTCAGGTTTGGGTAGCTGATCCAGGCAACCCAATCGCTTAAGGAATAAACGATGTCATATCTAATAAGATTATACGATAACACACTAATAACAACAGTTCCAGATGGACAGGTAGATCAATCTACCTCTTTAAATCTTATTGGAAGAAATGTTTCTGGATTTGGTCAATATCAAAATGATAACTTTGTGTGGTTATTAGAAAATTTTGCGGGTGCATCTGAACCAGTAAACAAGTTACAAGGCCAAATATGGTTTGACAATACAGCAGGCATATTACGTCCAATGGCCTATGATGGTACAAATTGGAGACCACTAGGTGTAACATTATACAGTACTACATCTACTGATGCTACTATTAATCCATCGGGTGCCGCAGTTTCAGCTAATCAACCCGGCGATTTCTGGTTCAAGAGTGATGATCAACAATTATATGTTGCGACATCGAGCAGTGGTTACATCCTAGTAGGACCACAACGTGTTCCTGGATTCTTAGAAACAGAATGGCGTTCTACTTCAGTGGCAGACAATTCAGGATCTCCGCATCCTGTAGTTGAGCTTGTTATCAACGGAGAAGCAATCGCTGTATTCTCTCAGAAAACTTTCGTATCGACTAGCAGTTTAGTTGCCACGGGCTTCCCAGAAATTTACAGAGGTTTAACATTTAAGAATTATAGTGCTAGCGACCGTCATGTTAGTACAACTACAGATGTTGCACTATATGGAATTCCAAATTTATTAGATACTACATATCCACAGCGAGATGTAAATGAAACTATCGCAAATACATGGGTTTTTCAAAACGGATTACAGATAGGCGGAACATCTGGTACTGCTTCTGTTATAGCAGATGATAGTTCCGATAATTTAAACATGACCGCGGCGGGTCCACAACTTGGATTTGCTATAAACGGTGGAACAACTGTTGCTACGATGTTGCAAGAAGGAATTATTCCTGCAGGCAATAAGAGACAACAATTAGGTGATCAAAGTTATATTTGGAGCAATATCTACTCTGCGGGACTTAGCGCAGGATCTGCGGTTGCAACTGGAGTATTAGATGGCCAATGGCAGTTGACTAACAACAGCCAATTAGTTCCTTTCGCTGATTTAGGTAATAGTTTAGGTTCGAATGGTTTACGTTGGCAAACAGTATACGCTTCTACAATCAATCCTGGGTTAGGTCAGCAAGGTCTAGTAACAGGAAATTGGCGCTTAGATAACGGAACGATAATACTTCCTAATACTGATTACGGTAATAGTTTAGGTTCCGTATCACAAAGATTTGATACAATATTTTCTAAAACGATTGATGCAGGACTTAATCAACCAGGTAACTTAATCGGCGAATGGTCGATACAAGGTGACATGCTTCCTGAAACGGATTCTACTTATAACTTAGGAGCTCCTGGGTCAAGTTGGAAATCTATGGTTGTTGGAGATGTACAAGCTGTCTCAGTTGAAACAAACGCATTAACAGCTCAAGTAGCAACGTTAACAGATGCATTTAGTAACTCAATTACACGCTTTGATAACGATCCGATGCTAACCGCCGACGAGCCTAGTAGAATTCCTACCCAATATGCTGTTAAAAACTATGTTGATTTTAAGATAGCTCAGTTACAAGGCGAAATAAACGCTCTAACAAATGCACTTAACGCTTCGATCAATAACTTTACAGCAATACCAGCAGGTACGATTATGCATCACGGCGGATCATCAGCACCAGCTGGTTTCTTGATCTGTGATGGATCTACAGTAGCTACTACATCATATCCTGATTTGTTTACAGCGATTGGATATACATATGGCGGCGGAGGAAATCAATTTGTTCTTCCAAACTTACTAGGTGAATTTATCCGAGGATGGGATATGGGACGCGGTGTTGATTTAGGACGTAATTTAGGTTCAGAACAAGCCGGCGATCTAGGTAATCACTCTCACTTATTTGATGACGTATGGTATATACAGGGCGATGGAAATAATCCGTTGAGCGGCAATAGAAACCTAGATGGTAGTTCTGGATATCCTGCACGTAACGCACTTGGACAACCAGAACCAGAGGCAGGTTTTTATACGTCTGATAATCCGCCAGTAAATGACACTAGTTACAATGACGGTGGTGTAAACGATAACGCTATTTGGACAATTAAAAATAGAACAGAATCTGCAGGTACTGCGGGAGAAGTTCGCCCACGCAACGTTGCATTGTTACCAATAATCAAATTTAGAAACGGAAGTTAATTATGCCATATATTTTAAATGACACAAGCGGAAAACAAATAGCTGTTATACAAGACGGCACTATTAATTCCACAGCGGCTGATTTAACATTTGTTGGAAAGAACTATTCTGGTTATGGCCAAGTAATAAATGAAAACTTCTTACAACTGTTAGAAAATTTTGCCAATCCTATTGGTCCAGCAAAGCCAGTTATTGGTGAACTATGGTGGGATACTTCCAATAAGAAATTAAATGTCAACGTAGATGGAACAGTTAATGGTTGGAAAAAATTAGCGATAATAAACAACGACAGCGCAGGTTTTCCCTTAGATCAAACAGTTGGAGATTTATATTGGGATAAGTCACTAGAAAAATTATATGTTTATGACGGCACTCAATACATTCTTATTGGTCCTATAGGTTCAGCAAGTTCTACTCAAAGCGGGACTGTAGTAGGAACAATAGTAGACAATAATAACATCAGCGAAACAGTATTACTACAACAACTTAATAATGATGTTCCTGCTATAATAGCAAGTCCCGGATTTACACTAAATCCAGATCCAGCAGTTGCTCCTTTGAATACAAAGTTTCCTATAGCAGGACAAGGTATAACATTGCAAGGAGTTACTAATACCAATAGTAATTCTTCACAAAAAGGTTGGAGTTCTGCAAACAGCGGATATTATCTATGGGGTACCGCGCAGTCTGCTATTGGTCTGGTTCGAGTTAGTGAAGGATATAACAACGTACACTTCGGTGATGATTTCTTATTAAAATCAGAACTAGCTAATTTTTCAGGTTCTATTAACGTAGCTACAGATGACGGTATATATATTGGTCAAGGTAGAGTTGTTCACCTACACGTAACACAAAACACTATCGGTAATTTATCAAATATTGTTTCTACTAGAATTAATTTCAATGTTACAAAGAGTGGAACACTAACTGAAGTATTCCACATTGATGGTAGCACTCCGTCTTATAATTCTATACTTCCTAACGCTAGTGTAACAACTAACTTGGGTGCATCTGGCACTGGAAATAATTTCAATAATTTATATGCAACTAATACCATATCAGCAACACTAACAGCACCGGGTGCTACAGTACCTGCAACACCTTCATCGGGTAACGGTGTTATTACAGGTAATTGGGTAGTTAATGGTAACTTTACTGTAGGTGGTGGTGGTAGCGTTGCGGCGACAACAGCTGGTACAGCAACTTACGCAAATGCCTTATTGGGGTCCGATGGCCTAAATTATTTTACTGCAAAAACAGATGGAACAAATAATGCTATCGTACAATATAGCGGTACTGGTGCATTAACAGCATCAGCGTTAAATGGAAAAGCTGGATCAGGACAAATATCCGGGGCATGGACTGTAGCAAGTGGTTCTACTTTACAAGCAACTAGTTTACTAGGATCGGGCAGTACAGGATACGTAACACTATCAACATCTGGATCAAATAATTCTATCGTACAACGTGATGGAGCAGGTGGTATTACAGGAGTTGGAGTATATGGAGCATTCTTACAATCGCCGAACTTAAATGCTGGATCAAACTCAGGTGCGGCTGGAACAATCAATGGACAATGGAGTCTAGGCCAGGGAGCTAACTTAGCCGCAACTAGTTTACTAGGAACAGGTGGAGCCTTCCAAGCAACTACGAGTGCTCAGGTCAATACGATCGCACAAAGAGATTCTTCTGGTGGATTAAGCGTTGTAAATTTATATGCGAGCGGAACTGGTTCTTTTGGAAGTACATTGCACGTTAGCGGTGATGCTACATTTGATAATGATTTATATGGTAATACATTCCACGGTGTTGCTACAAGTGCTAACTATGCTGACTTGGCAGAAAATTACTCATCCGATTCGGATTATGAACCAGGCACAGTTTTAGTAATAGGCGGAGAATACGAAGTTACAGAATGTAATGTAAGAGCAACAACTAGCTGGGCAGGTATAGTATCTACAAATCCTGCACACTTGATGAACAATCTAATGCCAGGAGTAGCAGTTGCCCTTAAAGGTCGTGTTCCATGTAAAGTAGTGGGACCAATCAACAAAGGTGATTTATTAGTTACCAGCGCAACACCGGGATATGCAGAAGCATATAAGGACGGTGATAATACACTAGCAGTAATTGGACGGGCATTAGAAAATGCACCCGACGGACTTGGAGTAGTCGAAGTTAAGGTCTAAAAAAAGCCCCAATTAAGGGGCTTTTTTATGCTTCTGCTTTTGTTGCTTTCTTCTTTGGTGGATCTAAACTATCTGCTTGCTTACGTAAAGTCTGTGCTTGCTTGAACAAAGCATCTGCACGTGAACGCAATTCCGCAGGAGTAAGTTCTAACCCGCCTTTAGATTCTGTAACAACTTCTTCGGCCTTATCAGCTTTTTTAGTTGTTGGCTTTTTAGTAGCAACAGTCTTTTCACCACTGCCATCACTAACAGCCAAATCTTCTAATAAAACACCTTTCTGTTCGGCAATCAACACATTTAATTCATCTAATGCAATATGGTCTGAGTTTACTTTTGGAGTAACCGTAACCTGTGTTGTTGGGACTTTTTTAAGATGTCCGTTGGTATGTAAGTATGCCAACATATTTGTTCCGTCAGCAAATTTACGAACAGCTAATACATCTGCTAGTTCATTTGCTTGCTGACCACTATCGCTCTCGACAACAGTCATCATGCCGTCGTGATACATGTCAGTCAATCCTTGTGTACCAACTACTAGGGCACTATGGGGATCACCTGGCAAAGTACGGTAAACAATGACAATTTTCGCTCCATTGTTTTTCATTTTACCAATGTGTTTCATAATGGGCTCCTGTTATTGAGCGGCTGGGGCTTGTGCTGGGGCTTGAGCCTGAGGATCAGGTTGTTGTACGCCATCAGTTACACCAGGGCTTGGTGGTAGTTGTTGTGGATAAACTGCTTCTAAGAATGAATTTAATTTGTTGAAAACTGCACCAACGGCACTCATTTCAGCGGCACGGAATGCACCACGCTGTGCGGCTACGTCAATAACTGAGCGTAGGTTTGTAAGATCAGCAATAGTTAAATCTGGAGCGGTCGCCGGTGCTTGTTGTGCATCAGCTTGTGCTTGTTGTTCTGCTTGACCTTGATCTTGTGTATCTGCCATTTTATTATCTCCTATGTAAATGTGGACACGCCAGGGTAAGCATAGTTATCTCTCTAGGATCCTCAATACCTATTTCTTGGTTTTCAGTAAGTTTGTTATTAAGGTCTAATTTAAGACCTTTTTTAATAGCAAACCTACTTTCCAGGTTATACATAACCCAGCTTTCCAATGCTGTAGTATCTACTCCATTAATAGACAATTTGGTAAAATTGTCTGGAATATGATCTAACTTTCTTACTCCTAAAACATTAAGAGCATTAACTTCTTTTCTAGCTAGTGCCATAATGTACCTATTTTATTTATAGTAGGCCACGTTACCATAGGGTGGGATTATGGAATCGGTTCCGTGGATAATAAACAGCGTATCGCAGTAGTCCTCATCACCCCAGCTACCGCATGGATAACCGTCAGTAAACATGATGAATTTTTTAGGTACGATATCTTCGTCTTTCATGAAACGGAAGTTTGCATCAAAATCGGTACCACCACCACCCTTGACTTTATAGTCATGGATCTCATCTGCTGAATCACCTGTATAAGATTGATAATTGTAGACCTCGGTATCGAAGCACCAAATATCCAATTTAAAGTCTTGATATTCTTCCATAATGCCTTTAACTTCTGACAGGAAGTCATTTGCTTGTTCATCTGAAATACTACCAGACATGTCAATTGCACAAGACACATCGATAGTTTCTTCGTTCATAAGTCCAGGAAGAATAGCACCGCACATTTGCGATTTACGATTTGGGCGAGCAAAACTAAAGTTGTTTTTAATTAGACTTTGGATCTGCATACGCAACAGTTGACGCCAATCCATCTTAGGCTCTGTTAGGTCTTTAATCATACGAGCAATACCTGCAGGCACACGACCAGCGCCGGCGGCTTGTGCGGCACTAATCATTGCTTCTTTGATTTCGTCTCGGATAGCTTTCTTTTCTTCTGGAGTAAGTTTTGGACGACCTTTACCTTCTTTATCACCGTTGCCATCCTTGCCTTCTCCGTCACCTTCTCCGTCACCTTCATCATCTAAGTGATCGTCAAGCAATTCCCCTAATTGGTTTAAGTCAATCTTGATTGCCTTTTCCTCTAAATCTGCGTAGATCTTTTCATAAGACCAACCGCGATATTTGTCATCTTGGAAAATTTTAATCATGTGCGGAACGTCACCAATTCGCTCATCTTTAAGAATCTGATTGGCCGCATAGTCTGCCGCGATATTTGATAACTGTGGATCTCGCTCGTTACGGCGACCCATATGATCGAATACATTGTGTAGTACTTCATGTGCAAAGCCAAATTCTGCTTCACGTGGAGTAAGTTGATCTACAAATCCTACATTGTAATAAAAAGTACGGCCATCTGTTGCAAGAGTTGAACACCATGTGCTAGCATCAACTAATTTCATGCGAGTAGCTAGATTTCCAAAGAATGGATGTTTAAGTAAAAGACCAACACGTGCAGTAGTTAATTTTTCAATTACTTTATTTTTTTCTGCATCTGTATAGACACGTGTCTTGTCTACTTTTTCAGTCTTTTCTTGTTTCATAACAGCCATATTTTTTACTCCTAAAAGTTCAGTGTATAACAATATTATATATTCTTTTTACCAAAAGGTCAATAGTTTTCTTTGACAAAATAGAATTCTGGCTTAGGATATTTTTCCAAAAGCTCTTTTTCTTTAATAAAGTCGTTCATTTTAGGTGCTGTAAAAAACATTTGATGGAAAACAGGTTTATGTGTTTTAGCATCAACGATGCTCAAATACCAAGATTTCACTGCCATTTTATTTTCCTTTTTTTTAAATGAAAAAGGGCCCCGAAGGGCCCCTTTTAGTTCTCCATTGCAACCATTACATATTTGCCGTAGTTCTCATGGAACCTATCAAAGTTCTTGAGCTTACTAGCGTCAAACGGTAATTGGTAGTTAGTGAGCGCAACTTTGGAACCCATTACAACCAACTCTGTTGGAAAATTGTCCATCATAAACCCAAAGAAGTTATCTGCCATTTCATTCCAATTCTTGGCTTTCTTTTCCCAAGAACTTTGGAGTTCGTAGCACATACTAATTGTCAAAGAGTACATCGCTGAAATTTCTTTGATGTCCATCTTCTTAACCTTGCCGTCCAAAATATCTTCTGGTTTAGGCATCTGTTTAGCTACCTTGCGGTGAGCCATAAATTTAACAGCAAGACCTTCACCAATCGCACCTGCAACTAAGTCAGTTAGTGTGCTTTCTGGCAAGTCGTCATCACCTAACAAATCGCTTACAAATGACCAAGAGCGTGGAGTAGCAAATGAACGTGAACTAGATTTTGGATCATAGTCATACAAGTCGTTTTTAGCAAAGCCAACATAACCTACAACTTGTTCATGGATCTTGTTAGCAACAGCCCATTCCTGCCAGTCATCAAAACTAGGCTTCAATTCTAAGTGCAAGAAACGATTAGCCAACGGAGCAGGCATACGATATGTAACGCCTTTATCACCTTCTCTGTTACCTGCGGCAACGATTGAAACGCCTTTTGGCAAGTAGTAAGTACCTACACGGCGATTAAGGATAAGTTGATAAGCCGCGGCTTGTGTAGCAGGAGCCGCTGAATTAAGCTCGTCTAGGAATAAAACTGCTGTAGAGTTTGGATCGCTAGGTAGCTCGATTGGAGGTGCCCATTGCATAGTTTTTTGCTCTGGGTGATAAAAAGGAATACCTTTGATGTCTGTGGGCTCCCACAAACTTAAACGAACGTCGATAACATCACGCTCTGTTTCCGCCGCAATTTGGTGGATAATATCTGACTTGCCAATGCCCGGAGGACCCCACATGAATACTGGACGACCTACCTTAAAGCATTTACGAATAGCCGCCTTGGCTTCGTTAGGCGATTGTGTACGGTTAGTACTGACTTCTGTTTTTGCCATTTTATTCCTCAGTTAAAAAGTGTTTAAATAGAAAACTTGTAACGCTCACTATGTATATAGTATAACGCCTGTTGGCAGTAATGTCAATGAGTTTTGGACAAACCAAACCGTTGTATTTTTACAACGTCTTTTTACTTTCAGTCATGCTCCAGCCATACTTGTGGAGGTCTCCTGAAAAGAGGATTAGTTGAAAAGCAGTTTTTTCTTTGTAGACATGCAAGGTCTTTTTATTTTCCCAATACCACGGTCCGTCTAGGAAACGATCCATCCATATTAGAACTTGGTTGGTAATTACAGTATCTGGGCTAAGATCTATCGGATAACATGTAAGGCCAATCTCCTGCAGGACCTTATGTCCATATTCAGTTATGCCCCATCCGCCTTCTTCTTTGTCTCTGGGATTGTTCCAAAAGACATTCATAAAACTCGCTACAGTTTTTGGCTTGACAGAAATCTGGTTATAGATATTTTCTGTAAAGTTATACTTAGGACTGAGGTTTGATTTCTTCACCGGTGGTTAATTTGAATACTGAAAAATCTGTACAGTTAAACATCTTGTTGAGTTTTTCTGCAAGATTGAATGCGTGGCCACTATTTGAAAAGCTGACCTTTTTGTATTTTGGTCCTAGCTGATGTGCGATCAAACTAGTGGTTTTTAGATTAACAGGACGTGACTTATAAAATACTGCCCAGATGGCATCGGCTTCCAAAACCTGTTCTGTTTTGTAATTTTTCTTGTTTGTAATTTCTAATAATACTTTAGGCTTAGGGCGGCTCATAATAAGTGCGTCTCCAAATATACGCACTTATTTATTATAGTTGTAGTTAAAACCCGCCGCCGTCCATTTGGACCTGTACTACTTCTTCCTGGGGAGTTTGATTTTGGAGTTGATTTAGAATAGCGTCTAATTCACCACTCAAACGTGTCATTATAATACTTAGACTAGTAGCAAGTTGCTCTGCTTCATCTATAGGCAAATTGACCACTTTTTGATGCGATTTTGAAGCGATTCTGACCTTGTTTAGGTAGTTTTCTACTGGAATTGTGTTTAAAGGTTGCATATTACTTGTTCATAGCCGTTAGCACAGTCTTCATTTCGATTTCTGTTTTAAAAGGACCTCTGTGATCATAACGTTCTAGTGTGATTAATTTTGGACAAAAACTCTTTACCCAGCCCTTTCTAAACTTGATTACATAGTAACCAGCACAATATTGGCTCTTTGATTTGTCGCTTTTTGAGTAAATCGGTAGCTTTTTACGAACATCATATACTGGATTAAATGGTTTGCTTGAGCAAGGGAATTCATAAATCGAGTGGTCTTTGCTAACAGTATTGTCCTGTACAGCTTTTTTAGATCTCTCTTTTTTAAGTTGTTCTTCGTTGATTGTAATACCAAACAGAGTTTTAAAAACTGCTAGATCTGTAATATCAACTTTCTGCCCTTTACGCATAAAGGAGTAACCTTTTTTCTCCTTGCTTAAAGTGCCTAATTTTTCACCCTCTGCTTCTACTATCCAAAACTTACCGTCTATAACTGGTTTAGCTTGTGCTTCTGTCATAATTTCCTCGTGTCTGCAATAAATGTGTTTGTGTTCGCAAGTATATTTAAACCTGCACGTATCTTGCCGCAAATGGGTCTGCATAACTTTCTATCTGCTCTGTAACTTTTATCAAATCATAAGTACTTGCAAATTTAATTAGTCGAATTCCAACCTGTGGTAAATTTTTCTGTTTACTAATTTCTGCCGCAATAGCTTCTGCAATGATGATTTTAATTTCATCGGGCTGTGCTGTAAGATCGCATAATTTTACATTGCGATGATAGTCATCTAGAACTCTGTGTTCTACGCCCTCATGATCAACCCACTTCTGAAGCATTAGATTATTCCAATTATATCCTTTTGAGTTTCTGTCTGCAAACGCTTCTCTAAGGCCCACTTTGTTCTTAGTGCCTTTCTCTCGGACTCCGGGATAAGCAGAAAAGATGTTGTCGGACGTGTCTCCACGCATACACTTTTCGAATAAGAGCCATTCGGGCTCTGGAGGAGCCTTGGGAGCTCCTGTTTTCTTGTCAATAACAGATTTGCCTTTTTCATCAAAGTACCCTTCGTGAGTTGTTGTAATACCTGATACACCATTGTACTGTCGTACATTGGGTGCAATTAACTGTGCAAAATCACCGTCTGTTGAAATAATAACGTGATCGTCATTTGGATGTGCTTGAATGAAACCTGCAATTAAATCGTCGGCTTCTAGCTGTGAATGCTGTAGTACTGTACAATTTGTCTTTTCATTGATAAAGGTTTTAAAATCATCAAATGTTTCCCAGAATACTTTATCTTCTTCTGCGTCACGTGGACTCAATGCATCGCGGGCCACTTGTCTGTTACGCTTATATGGCTCGTAATGATCCTTACGCCAGCTTCGACCTTCTAGGCAGAATATGACATGACTTCCGTTAAAGTCTTTCCATGCTTTACGAACAGAGTTTAACAACACGTGCAAGCTCATTCCGACCTTTTCGGATATGTCTCCACGCACAACATGTCTTGCACGGAAAAATGTATTTGCCGTATCTACCAAAATATAAGTCATTAACTAATTTCCGATCTACCGTTTCCGATGCTTGTTACGTTTATAAAACCAGCACCTCTACGGTCCATGGTTACTTGTTCTTCCATTGCAACGTCTCTACATAGATCTTTAAACCATGCATCGACTATTGCTTCTTCGCTGTCTCCGCGATAACCAGCTTCTCTTAATTGTATAATAAAAAACTCATTCCAGTCAAGTTCAAAAAAGCCATTTCTAATATTCTCTTTATTAACGTGTGTGGTTAATACAGAAACATATGGTTCTTGTTTTGCTGTAGCGGCCTCTTTTGGATCGAGCGGTTCTGGCTTTACTCTATAGTTCTTTGCTTCTTGTTTGGTAGCTCTTTTGCTTTTAAAAGATTTCCAAGCATTTATTAAATTTTTAATTGTTATCATTTCAGTTCCTCGTGTCGCACACATGTATAATTAGTTGTTAAAACCCAACGTTCTTGTTCACTCTGATTTGGTTGTGTTCTATGATGTAACCATCCAAAGAAAAATAGCACATCACCGGTTACTGCGGGAACAGCAGAGTATTCTTGAACATCGTAATCTTTGGCTTTTTTATGTATGCTGTGCATTTCAAATAAAGGATCTCGAAATTCGATAAATCCTCCATTATCTGGCATTTGTATATATGCCGCGATGCTTAACACACTCATTCCGTGACTATGTGTTTTAGTCAACCCGCCCTTGCCGTGAACATTTACCCAACAGTTAGAAACCCAATAAGGAATATTTTCTGCTAGATGCATTTTTTCTAACAGTATTTCTCCTACCTTTTTCTGTTGCCACGCATAAAAATCTTTGAACGCAGGATGTCTAACCGGAGACATTTCTTGATTAGTTACAGAACTACGAGCATCTCCATCCTCTAGCCATATATGGCCATTGTCAACTGCTCCGTTCAATATGTCACGTGCGGCTTCTACATGCTCGGGACCAAAACCATCGTAGTGTTCTTTAAAAATAACAGTAGGCCAAGGATTTACTGTTTCAATCATTTTCTACCTTTTAAATTCCAAATTAGGAATTCATGTTTTTCAATCCAGTAGTGTTCAACAACTGGTTCACCTGGACCGGTAATCCAGTTTTCACCGTGATAAGCAAGTTTACCCCAAAGAGATTTATTAGTTAAAAAACACGTTTTTGGAAGCCAACAGAGTTTAAGTTTCCAAAATCTTGCCCTACGTAAACCCCAGTCTTCAGATGGTGGTGATTGTTCAACCATAGGAATTGGCAATCAAGTGCCCCATTCGTTTTTAAACAGTGGTACTTGTAGTCTATCACTATAACGCCACCCACGCTTCATTGCGGCAAGGGCAACAGATTTAGCATTGAGAGTGTACACAGACTCAACACCGCCAACAGGCATAAGATATACGTGACCTTTAAAGCCTGCCGCTCTGTATTGTTCAACTGCCCGTTCTGCATCTTGTATATCCTGTTCTGTTGCTACTACGAATTTAAGATATGCGTGACCAATATCTTCATAGCTTAATACAATTTCTGGTTTGATAGCATCTTCCCATGCTTCGCCACTGCAAGGTAGTTTAGCACTGATACTGAATGTCAATGCATCTTTACCACGTCGACCTAATCCGTTACGTGGATTTAGTGTCCAGTCTAGCAAATAATGTCTAAAAGTTGTATCTAGTTTTTGAGTGCCATTAGTTTCGAATGTTAGTTCTTTTAAGTTTGGCATCATATCTAATAATTCTGGATAGCTCTTTTGCCAACCTAACAACGGCTCACCGCCTGTAATAACAAGATGTTCTTCTTGCCATTCGTTATGTGGAAGGATTTCTTTAATGCGTTCTACAATAGCGTCATTGGTGATTAAAGGACTTAGATTCTTAAAGTCTTTGTGCCACGAAGCATAGCTATCACAACCTGTAGATACTAACGGCAGTTCTTCATATTTGTTATATAAGTGAGCTACGGTAGCGATGTCATCGGCTTCTGTGCTTAATTCACCACGTGGCATACCAAAGCCAGCACAGCGGAAATTACAACCAAATGTACGTAAGAAAACAGACGGAACACCCATGTACCGTCCTTCACCTTGTATGCTATAGAATAGTTCTGCTACTTTAATCTTCATCGTTGTCCTGTCTTTCTAAATATTGTGTTACTTGATCTTCTGCATCTTGTAGAAACTCTGCGTATACTGTAAATGTAGCAATGCCATTTTTTGCACTAATATCAAAAGGAATTGTTCCATTTGGAATCCAATTGGGTCCTACTTCTCTGTTGATTTCGAAACATTGTAATCGTTTAACACGATCCATAGTTTCGTCAAAAATATCTTTAGCTGTTTTCATGTGCGTCCTTGTAATGCATCTACGATTACACGTCTTTCCTTATTATACACGTGCTTTTTAAGAAAGTCAAGAAATTCTTGATGTTCCATTTGCTCAGCTTTATTTAGAATATTTTTACAGGCCCTATAATAGTATCTGCGTCTGGC